TTAATGGTTACACAGGAACAAATTTTAGTATGGAGTAAAGAATCCCCAGAACAACATACCAGATTTATAGAAAATAGAAAGTTGTCTTATAGCAGAATGAAAGAAGGAGATTATAAGATTACTACCATTTGGAGGTTTAGATTTTAATGTCTTTAGAAAAAGAACTGTTTGAAATAAAAGATAGAATAGAAAAACTTAAAGCTGAGAAACAAGAAGCTCAAGGTGCTTTAAATTCTAATTTAAAAAGAGCTAAGGACGAATTCAATTGTTATTCCTTAGATGAATTAATTGCTTATAGGGATGAATTAGTGGAAGAAAATGAACAACTCAGGTTGAAGATAGAAAAAGGCATAGAAGAAGTTAAGAGGCAATTGGATGGTTAAACCTTTAATAGTGAAAATGGGTATTAAAAGATGGTATTTTTGGGATAAACGATTTGCCTAGATCATTAACCCCAGATGAAGAATTATCCCTCATAATGTTGGCCAGACAAATCCAATTCCATTATGAATTGGATTCCTATACTACTGACCAGTTAAAACAAATCCTTAAAACAGTTTCTAAAGCGGAAAGAGAAATATTAGCAAGAATCCATGCTTATGGGGTTAATTTGCCTTCTTGGTCAGAGGAAGATTCCTTAGCTTTGCTAGATCATTTACATTCCATGACTATGGGTTTGCGAGGGATTCTCGAGAATGGTATCACCCAGATTGGATTAGAGGTGGGGAGTGCTGCGATCCTTATGGCGAACGAGATCCTATCCTTCGGTAATAGGATAGCCATAAATAATGTGGCTTTAACTGCTGAACAACTTAGATCAATGGCCACCGAAACCCCTGTGGGTGGTCGTCTATTATATGAGTGGATCGAAGCTAATTATGGTGGTATGATCGAAGGTATTAGGGAAGAAATAATGGCCGGGATGTTGAAGGGGGAATCATATCCAGAATTTGTGAGTAGGCTTACTAAGGGTTTTGGTATGAGTAGGGAAGGAAGTACTAGGTTAGCCCGAACCTATGTACATAGTATAAATACCACTGCTCAAGAAATGGTGTATAATGCCAACTTGGATATTATAAAGGGAGTGGTGTGGACAGCTACACTAGAGAGTTCTTATAAAGGTAGTGGGCATGGGACTTGTCTAAGGTGTGCTATGTTAGATGGTACTTTTTATCCTAATGGTGCTAATAGGCCTCCTTTGCCTCTTCATCCTAATTGCAGGTGCCTCTTCCTCCCAAAATTACTAACATGGAAGGAACTAGGTATAGATGATTTTAAAGAACTAGAGGATGCATTCCGCCCCTATACCATTCGTCCAGACCAATCGATCGATGTTGGAGGACGTAGGGCCATAGAGGAACATGGTTTTTTTCAACAGGATTATAAGGATTGGGTTTTAACTAGGAATGATAAGTTCCAATTGAACTTATTGGGCAAGAACAGATATGAATTGTTTAAATCTGGAAAAATAAAATTAGAAGATTTGGTAGATATTGAAACGGGACGGTTGATACTTTTAAAGGAACTGCAATGAGTTGGGATTTGGAGGAATTCAACTATTGCATAGATGAATTGTGGGACGAAGGTGATATTATAGGTATATTTTTTGCCTATCTGTTCTATTATACTGCATGGTTGTTCGATATAGATCAGGGTTAAACTATTTTACTATGATTGAGTATAATCATGCCAATTGTTAGATGTAAAGATAAAACTAATCTTATTGCAGAACGAAGGGTTTGGACTAAAGACAGACAACATTATTGGAATGTCTATCTCTGGAAAACTATAAAGGACCTACACCAAAATGCAGACCCCTTCTGTAATGGTGGTAAATTTGATGGGGATAAAGTAGCTTTGGGTTGCCACTGTCCTACCCCTACATTGTTAGACTTTGAGTCTGGTGAATTATTACCCAAACCTAAAATGGGGGAACTGCATTTTGTAAGTCAGAAATGGGATGAAGAAATTATAACGCATGAATTAACCCATGTTTTATTCCATAGATTGAAGATGCTATGCCCTAATCCTTTGCCAATATTAGAAGAAGATGATATGGGTAGAGAAGAAATAATTTGTCATTGTCATGGTAGGCTATTTCCTATTGTATATAGATGGCTATGGGAAATTGATACACCAGAGAACTGGATTAGGGTAAAAGAATGATATATTGTGGTGATTGTTTGGATGTTATGAAAACTATGGAGGATAATTCTATAGATTCCATAGTTGTTGACCCTCCTTATGGTATTAGATTCATGGGGAAGAAATGGGATTATGATATGCCAACGGTAGAGGTTTGGAAAGAGTGTTTAAGAGTATTGAAACCTGGAGGTCATATATTAACAGCTTGTGGGACAAGAACCCAACATAGAATGGCAGTGAATATTGAGGACGCTGGATTTGAAATAAGGGATTTGATAGCATGGGTGTATGGATCGGGGTTTCCCAAATCTTTGAATATTGGTAAGCAAGTGGATAAGTTGTTGGGTAATGGAAGGGAAATCATAGGTAAGAAGAAAGGGCAGGGTAATATTCCAAACGATAGAGGCAAATGGGGATTAAAACCTAATGTAGATGTAGATGTAGATCTAGGTGAAAGTGAATGGGAAGGTTGGGGTACAGGTCTAAAACCAGCTATGGAACTATGGACTTTAGCTAGGAAACCCATATCTGAGAAAACTATAGTGGAAAATGTTTTAAAGTGGGGAGTTGGTGGGATAAATATAGATGGATGTAAAATCGGAACTAATGCGGGTTGGTCCTATCCTAATGGTAGGGGAGGCAAGGGTTGTTTTGGTAAAGCTACTAATTTAGAAGAACCTATGGCATCTAATAGTGGGCGTTGGCCTGCTAATCTGATCCACGATGGTTCGGAAGAAGTATTAGAATTATTTCCTTCACCACATGGTGCTGGCTTTGCTCGTTATAATTGTAGGGATATTAGTGGCCAAACTAAAGGGTGCTTTCCTGCTCATGGGGCAGGGGGGCATAGGTTTGGTGATCATGGCTCTGTCGCCAGATTCTTCTATTGTGCTAAGGCTTCGAACTCTGAACGTAATTATGGTTTAGACGGAGTTCCCTTAAAGAAAAAACACACTCCTTCTGGGGATGATCATGTGATAAATGAGATATGCCCTACGCACAAGAAAACCCTTTGTGATTGTGGTTGGAGGTGTTCCCCAGTTGCTAATTACCACCCCACAGTAAAACCCATAAAACTAATGCGATATTTGTGCAGATTAATTACTCCACCAAATGGCGTCGTTCTAGATCCCTATATGGGTAGTGGAACTACTGGTATCGCTTGTAAATTGGAAGGTTTTAATTTTATTGGCATAGAAAAAGAACAAGAGTATGTGGAAATAGCTAAAAAACGTATTACTAGTTTTAAATTGGATAAAGAAAATAAAAGTACGAGAGATATGGATAACAAATTCAAACAATATGATTTGGGATTGGTATGATTATGGTCGTGGGGTATAGACATACTAGGGTATGGGTAAAGGCAAAAGGATGGATTCGTATCGGAGGATATAGGTAATGTGTAAAACGATGTGTAATAGAAAAAGAATAAAAGAATTGTTGGATAAAATGAAATATGTTGATTCCTTCACTTCCCTAAAAATAGCTATGGAGATATCTAAGTTAGTAAATATGGAGCGCATAAATGGCAGATAAAAGAGAAACTTTAGAGCAGTTTGCAAAGATAATCAAAGAACAAGGCATGATCTCTGCTGTTGTGTATGATACTTTACGGACAGAGAAGCCTTCACGTAGAACTTTGTATAATCTATTTGGTAAATGGCGTGATGCGTTAACAGAAGCTGTTAATTACCTCGCTGATAATGGGGAAGAAGTTAAGATTAATGCAGAACAAACTGTGGTAGATAATTCTGTGGTTGAGGCTGAAAAGCAGGTTAGAAAGTTACAGCAACAGGTCCAGGAATTGACTAGGCATATACAGACCCCTAAGTTGCGTTTGGGGGGGACTACTCATAAGTTTGGGTACGTAACTGATACACATTTAGGTAGTTTGTATGCAGATAAGGCTTTGCTTAATTATGCTTATGATGTGTTCGAAAAAGAAGGTGCTCCAACTGTCTACCATTCTGGAGATTTGGTCGATGGGCAAAAAATGTTCCGGGGCCAGGAATACGAGTTAGAAGTAGTTGGCAGTGATGCACAAGTGGCATTGGTTTGTGATGTATACCCTAAAAGGTCTGGTATTACTACTTATTTCATTACAGGGAACCATGATAGATCATTTTGGAAAGATGGTGGTAATGATATAGGATATAAGATTGCTAAGGAACGTAAGGATATGGTGTACCTTGGTCATCAGGAGTCGGATATAGGTATAGGTTCTGGTGATGCACAAGCTACTATTAGGTTATTCCATCCGGATGGGGGTAGTGCTTATGCGATCTCCTATATCAGTCAACGATACATAGCGGAATTGCCCAGCGGAACAAAGCCGGATTTATGTTTGTTGGGTCATTTTCACAAAGCTGAAAAATTATTTTATAGGGGTGTTTGTGTGATTCAGGGCGGGACTCTGCAGAATCAGACTCCTTACATGCGTGGTAAGAAAATAAGTGCGGCTATGGGATTCTGGCTTGTAGAAGTTACTGTAGCTCCCGAACGGGTGATTAAAGTAACTTCTACCTTTTATCCTGTAAGGACTTAATTATTTTAACATTAGAATTATGTAAACGAACAGAACCCTATCTACTTTCTTTAATGGGTAGGCATTATAGCCAACCCAAAGGTTTTGTGGGTAGGAACATCTGCTATTTAATAAAATATAATCATGAAGCGTATGGGGGTATAGTAGGAGGTTCAGCCACTAAATTTCTACCTGGAAGGAATGAGTTTTTTAATTATCCTAGTTTAAATTCCATTGTAAATAATATATTCTATCATATAGAACCTATTAATAACAGATACCCAATTAGGAATTTTACTGTAGAAGTATTAAAGGAATTTAGGTATAGGATATCGGTGGATTGGTTGGAAAAATATGGTGATGTGGTAGTAGGTTGGGAAAGTTTAGTGGAATTACCAAGAACTGGGGAGATATACAAGAGGGACGGTTGGAACTTGGTCGGTGTGACTAAGGGGTATGCATGTAAAAGAATAGGGGGTAAGGGTACTGATTCCTGGACTGGTAAAAGGGTTTGGGATACTAAGGAACTAAGACCTAAGTTAGTATTTTGTAGAAAAAATTTAGAATAAACCCTACCTACCTAAGATTTCTTATAAATATTATTCTTTTTATGAGAAATCCACTTGCTATTTCTCCTATGTTCTGTTATAACTTTATTAGGTAGTAATCATAACCACTTATGACTGAGCCACAGGATATTATAGAAAAAGTCCTTACCTCCTTAAAAAAGGAAATGGAGCTCTGGTTTTTTGGAAAAAAAACGGGGCAGCTTTTGTTTGAACTTAATTATTCTTGCGGTGGTTTAAGTAAGGTTTATATTACAGAAAAGAGATCTTTAAAATAGGAGTATATAATGAAACCTAGAAAGGGTACAATGGCATAACAAGGTTTATATTACAGAAAAGAGATCTTTAAATAGGAAGATATAATGAAACCTAGAAAAGATACAATAGCATAACAATAAGATCCATTTGATCCTTTAATGATCCAATAAAGTTGGCAGTTCCCCATAGATCCTATGGGTTATCTTATGGGACTGGAAGCCACGTTTTGTGTGGTTACTGTCCCTTTTTTTTATGAAAAGAACTTCACGACATATTTTAAAATACCAAACCTTATATAAAACATCTATTTTAGAACAAGTGGAGTGTGATGTTTTAAGCACAATGAACCTTTATATTAAATTAATATGTTCTGGTAAATTGTTATATAATAAAAATAGATTAATATCTTCATCTGTATTACCAGATACTAATATTACCCATAGTAAATGGAAGAATTGTATTTATAGGGAAGTGGTTTCTACTATATCATCCTTGATAGTCCAAGCTGATAATAGTAGATATTCTGCATATAGAAAACTATATTCAAAATGTATTAAGAAGAATAAATGTAAGTGGTTTACTTCTAAAAGGTTTTCTGGATTGAAATTAAAACCTATTGTAAAATCTAAATATTTTAGTAAACCAGAAATTAAAAACTTTTCTATATCCCTGAGTCAAAAATTGTTTAATATTCAATATGGAAACCATTTTGATTTATGGATCAGTTTGATTCTCCCATGGATAGATAGGGGTAAATGGACAAGTAAATTAAAACTCCCAATAAAACAACATAGGCAAAGTTTAAAATATAAAGGTTGGAATAGGAAGAATAGTATCCGATTATTAAAGAAAGATGGTAAATTCCATATAGAGTTTATATATGAAAAAGAAGATATAGAATTAAAGATAGAAGGAACAACCCTTGGTATAGACCAAGGGTATAAAACCTTGCTCTCTTGTTCGGATGGTCAGATTTTGGGTAAGGAGATAGAAGGGTTATACCATATAATTTCCAGTAAACAACAGGGTTCTAAAGCTTTTAAAAGACTATTAACACATAGAAATAATGAAATTAATAGAATTTGTAATAAACTCGATTTATCTAATATTAAAGAAATTGTTTTAGAAGATTTAAAATATCTAAAATATAAACCAAAATTATCAACAAAGATTATGAATACTATGCAGCGTTGGTCCTATCCTAGGACCATGTTTAAGTTGGAATCCCTTTGCCAAACGAATGGTATTCTAGTCAGTAAAGTTAATCCAGCTTATACTAGCCAGAAGTGTTCACAATGTGGGTATATAGATAAGAGAAATAGAGCAGGCCTCAGTTTCCTTTGTCTATCATGTGGTCATAGTTCTAATGCTGACTTTAATGCCGCTAGGAATTTGGCTACTATGGGAGTTTACAGTCCCCATACCTAAACAACTTTATAGTGCTGTTGGTATCATCACGATATGTGGTCAATCAAATACTTTGAGGGGTTCAAAGTATTAGATTTTATTTTAATATTGCTCGGGTGTGATACCTAATTAATGGTTCCACTCCTAGGATAGGAGAACAAAAATGGCTTTAAAATTGAAATTGAATGAAGAAGGTTTTGCAGAAGTTAGAGATAATTTGCCAATTTATGTAGATGATGACGGTCAGGAATTAACCCTTAACGCTCCAGAGCTTCAATCCAAATTGAAAGCTGTTAATCACGAGAGTGCTACCAGACGAGTAAAGATAGAAGAGATGGAAGCTAAGGCTGAGGAGGAAGCCAAGAAATGGGAAGGGTTGGATCCCGAGGAAGCAAGGCAAGCTATCGAAACAGTCAAGAGTTATACTGAGAAGCAGCTTATAGATGCTGGCCAAGTAGACGAGGTTAGACGTACTCTTATGGAAGGGCATGATAAGAATATGAAAGCCGCTCAAAAAGAGTACCAAAGTAAACTGGATGAAAAAGATAAAGCCTTAGCCCACAAAACACAGCAGATAGACAACCTTTTGATTAAAGGTGCTTTTGAGGGTTCTGAATTTCTTAGGACCAAAACCAACCTAGTGCCGGAAATGGCCTATGCCTTCTTCAGAAACAGTTTCGTGGTAAAGGAAATAGATGGTCAATTAAAGGCGGTCGGCATGAGAAATGGGACCGAAATCCTTTCTGAGGCTACTGGCGAAGTGGCTTCTGCTGAGGAAGCTATAAAAGTTCTGGTTGAGAATTATCCCTCTAGGGATCATATATTAGTACAAGAAGGTGGTGGTGCTGGGGTGTTCAATCCAGACCAAGCTAAGGTTAAGACTGAATTATCCCTTGCCGAAACCATGTACCCCTCAATGGTGAAGAGACAATAAACAGGAGAATTAAATGGCTCTTTTAACTGCAAATCAACTCACTCTAGTTGATCTGGCTAAACGCACTAAAGACAATCGTGTTATGGCGATTGCAGAAGTTTTAAATAAAGCTAATGCTATTTTGGATGATGCCCCTTGGACTCAGGCTAATGGTGAAACTTCCCATACTACTTCCAAACGGTTGTATTTGCCCGCTGGTTCTTGGCGTAAAATCAATTCTGGTGTAGCTCTGGAAAAAGCTACCACCACTCAAGTCGTGGAATCTATCGGTATGTTAGAGTCCTATAGTCGTATTGACTCTGCTCTTATCGAACTTTCCCCAGACCCTGCTGCGTTCCGTATGACCGAGGATCTGGCCTTTGTAGAAGGTATGTCTCAGACCTTAGCTACTCAGATTTTCTATGGTACTACTGTAGGATATCCTGAACGGTTTGATGGTTTTGCTACTAGGTATAAAAATCTAACCACTGTGAATGTCAGTTCTGTACATAATGTCCATAACTATGGTGGGACTGGTTCTGCTGTGAATAGTATCTGGATTGTACAATGGTCTCCCACCAATGTACATATGGTCTATCCAAGGAACGCTACTGCTAATCTGGGCATTACTCAGAAAGACGATGGTGAATTGGTTGTGACTGATGCGAATGGTTATCCCTATAAAGTATACCAAACCCATTTCAAGATCTGGGCTGGCCTTGCTGTTAGAGATGACAGATGCATTCAACGGGTATGCAATATCCCTGCTACCGCTTCTAATATTTCTGATAAGTTGATTGATGCTCTGCGTCAGATGCCTCAGGATGGTAGTGGTGCTGTAATGTATGCTAACGCTACTGTATTGGGCTGTTTGGATAAGGAAGCAAAGGATAAAACTAATGTTCAGTACTTACCCTCTGGTCCCTTTGGTATACCAACTATGTTCTTTAGGGGCGTTCCAGTACGTAAGTGTGATGCCTTAGTTTCCGAAACTGCTTTAACTTAAAGATAAGAGGGCAGGTTTACTGCCCTCTTATCCACCATATTTAAAAAGTAGGGAGAATACCCTTCTCCTAAAATAGTAATCTTCTGGCACTCCAAAATAAGAATATAAAGTTCACCGGGAGTGGTGCAGAAACCCACAATTCAGAATAAAGGACGATTGTTCTTATAGGAGTAATATTAATATGGCGATAATGGATAGTAAATTAAGTTTTCATGATGGGCAATCTTTAGCAGGGGCTTCCGGTCTTACAATAGCTGGCAATACTGTAGATATGGGACCAGCTAAAGACTGGAATGCGACTAACGTTAACCCTAACGTAGGACGTGGCGAACCGGTCTATATACATGCTCGTATTGGTACTGCTGTTACTGGTAATGCTGCTACTGGTACTGTAGCTATGTATCTGCAACATGCTACCGCTGATTCTGCGGCTTCTTACGCCAATTTGGTGAACCTTAACTTAGCTGGGGCTTCTAGCATGACCCAGAATCTGCTTACCGCTGGTAAGTTGGTTTATAGTGCTGCTCTGCCCGTGTCTTGTAAGCGCTATCTCCGCACTAAGATCACTTTGGGGGGAGCTACTTGTGCTGCCGGTACTGTAGATGTATGGTTGGATAGTGCTAGCTTAGCTAAAACCTACGAATAACTTGTAAACAGGTCAGGGTAGTATCTACCCTGACCTGTACCTATAAATGGAGTTTGTTTTATGGCGAAAGTAAAAAGACCTTTCGAGGATGAATCAATGTCGGACATGGATAAACCAGTTTTGGATAAGTTCGTCTCTGGAAGAGAGGAATATACTAAAGTTGAAGAAGTAGTAGGAGTCAAAGAACAAAAAGTCATAGTTGAAGAACCCCCTGCCTGGCCTAAGAAATATATTTGTAGGGTTAAACGTTGGGTATCTTCTAAATGTCAGTTGTACTACCCAGGGGATGTAGTTGAATTTAGTGAAGGGGAGATGATCCCTGATGGATTCGATCTGGTAGGGTAGATGCTGATCACAACTGGAGAGCACTAACTTGGTGAATGTTGTTATTGATAATGGGAGGATTATACCCTTAACTAGGGTATAATCCTTTTTATTTTAATTTAAGGATAAAAGGGGTTTTATGTCAATTAAGATAAGTGCATGTCTCATGATTAAAGATGAGAAAATTTTCATAAAGCAATGTTTGGAAAGCATATTTCCCTTTGTTGACGAAGTGGTTGTATGTGACACGGGTAGTACCGATGGGACTTTGGAGATTGTAGAGGAATTAAAAAAAGAACATAATATAAAATTATACCATACTCCTTGGCGGAATGATTTTAGTTCCCATAGGAATGAGACCATTTCCAAAGCTTCAGGGGATTTTGTCCTCATTATAGATGCCGATGAGAAAATAGTAGCACCTCTAGGTTTTACAAAAAAGCATTTGAAGAAATGGTTAAAACAAGTAGAATCTAAGTACAACGCTATTGCGATCACCATCAATGATATACAAAAGGGTGTTATAGTAATGAATTGTAATAGTGCCAGATTGTTTAAGAAGGATGGAATTAGGTACGAAAACAAGATACACAATTCACCCGTATTTGATGGTCCTGCTGTATTAAATAATGATCTACTAATTCAACATTTTGGTTATGATATCAGCCCAGAACGGATGAAAGTTAAGTTCGATAGGACCTATAGTCTTTTGATGGAAGATTTGAAAGATGTTGATAGCGAAGGAAATCCCAAGAGGGTTGATACATATTTCTATTTAGCTCAGTTATTGGGGCATCATGGTAAGAATGAAGAATCCAGAAGGTGGGGTAGGAAATATTTGGAAATGAAAGATAAAATACCCCAGGATAAATTCAATAAGACTATTTATTATACTATGATTAAGAGTTTCCATGAAGAAAAACTAATGGACGAGGCCTATAAGTTAATCATGGAAGCCTTAAAAGAAACGCCATTTGATCCAGATGTATGTTGTGCTATGGCTGATCATGGAGCTATGATCCGAAACCACCAATTAATGTTGGAGGGCAGTCGTAGATATATCCGCGGGTATAGAGAATTAATTACTAACCCAGCATTGAAGTGTGGTCAGTTTTATTTTTCATTAAAAGATGAAATAGTAACATTAAACCTCTATAGGATAGTGGTTGCTTCTTTACAGGAAGGGGTAGAAGCTTGGAGAGTTTTGAAACCTAGGTTGGATAATACCCCTGCTGATATACTTGATGAGTTGGAAACTAATCTAAATGTTTTAGGACAGACCCATTTATTAAAAGAAATAGAACATTTATATAAACAAGAAAGTAAATTGAAGGCGGTATAATTTGGAGTAATAATGATAAGTATTTCTTCATATAGTACTCCTACTTATGTTCCAGCGGGCGTCTTAAAAATATCTTTTGGATAGTAGTCAAATTTAAGGGTGGAGTAAACACCAAATATGGAAAAATTAAGATTCGCAATGTGTGGGTGCGGTTATGTAAGCCATAAACATTTGGAAGCAATAAAAAG